CTGCTGCATCTGCTGATAGTGACTTAGATGCTGCTAGGGCTTCCATTGCTGCCATTGGATCTTGTGTTGGCATTTGTCCTGGAACATGAGAAGCGTTAGATAGGGACTTACCGAGTAAATCGGTATATTCCTCCATCTTTTGCGCTGCCTCTACAGGGGTTGCGCCATCAAATAGATCGGCAGCCTTTGGCATTTCTGTTGCCATGGGGCTATTTCCTTTCGATGAGTTACTTGTTATCGGCTTCGTTGGCCTTGTTGAGAAATTCCTCAGCAAGACTCTTGTAGCCTTTAGCAAGAGTTGGGTCGGTTGTTGCGTTTGCTTTCGCTTTGTAAATGGCAGCCTTTGTTAGCAGATCACTTGTTGTTTTAACATTAAGTGGTCGTGCTGTACGGCTTGGGCCACCAGCCACTGCGAGAGATTTGGCAAGTTCCAACTCGGTCTCTAAACTCATCGCCTTAGAAAGGGCTGCCTCTTTTGCAGACACCAATTCAGCGATCTCTGATTTGAGAGATTCAGTTGCGCTCTTTACCACTTGCTCTACAAGGGCTTCTACATCTGTTGATTTTTCATCAGCAGAAACTTCAGTTGTTTCAACAGCAGGTGTTTCCTCTGTTGCTGGCTCTTCAGCCTTCACTTCCTCTTCAGTTACCGTTGCGGCCTCTTCGCCTTCGGCTGATTTAGGAGTTTCACCTGGCGCATACATTTCTGCGGTGGTGACATTTGATGGTTTAGCAACATTAGCAAAATCATTAATTGTAGTTAAACCATGATCTGATCCTGGTTGGTTGCATCCGCACTCAAGACACTTAGAAATCTCTGCGGACTTCTCTGCATCGACATCTGCAGACATATATTTGTCCCAGCAAGCCTTTGCAGCGTCATCATCCATGCCAGCATCTTTACAACGCTTCATGAAGTCAGGCTTTGGCTCATCTTTTGCAGGTTTCATATTTTTATATGACTTTGCTGCACGCTCGATCATTGTTTCTTGTTCCATTACTTCTCCTTCTGCTTCTTCTCCCTCATACCATGCAGTGAGATGCATAACAGATTGTAGAAGGTGGCCGATTGATTGGATTTCATTACTTCCTTCACCCATTTCTTTTGCTTCAACTTCAATTAGTCTAGCAAGAGCGTTGCGGGCAGATTCATATTGTGCTGAGTCAAACTTTAAAAGGTCAGCAACAACCTCGACAGGCAATTCAACTAGCGCTTGGTCCATTGTTGCTTCCTCCGATTTATTGATAGAGTATAAGTGTAGGGCAGATTGTAATGCTTTGCGGTAATCTTTTGCTGAGTCTAATGCTTTGTTTGCATTTATTGCCTCTTGCTGCAATTTGGCACCAGCAATCATTAAATCTTCGCCCGCATTTCGTTGTGAATTGGTTGCGGCCGTGTCAAACACATGTTGTCCTGCGGCTTGCATATTTTCGCCTGCTTCATCCAAGCCTCGAGCATAATCCGCAGTTGTTTCAGCGTTTGATGCGAACTCCAACGATTCTTTAGCGTCGTCTAATCTGAATTGAGCGTCTTCTACTCCCTGTTGGGCATCAAGTTTGGCGCCTTCATCAATTTTTTTATCCGTTTGCGTTTTTGTGTTTTCGTTGCGGATTTTATTGTTTAATTCTTGTAATTTTTCTCTTGTCGCTGTAACTTTTGCTTTTTGTTCTTTAGTTGGTGCAGCACCGCCTCCAGCACCCCCACCTGAACCTCTGCGGCCGTGGCTGGACTGATTATGAGAGCCGTGTTTTTCTAAATCGGCATCAACTTCTTTAATTACGCCGTTACCTAAACCAGTCATCGTAGAATTTAAATCTTTACTTAAAGCAAAAGCGTTAGAAGCCTCAATATTGTAATTTTGATCTTCTAAATTAAGAGCGGCTCTTTCTATAACAATTTTGGCTCGCTTAATTCCTTCTTTTGCTTCTCCAATAGTTTTAGCACCTGAAGCGTTATTTAAATGTTCCGCAGCGCTTGTTAAATTGCGAGCAGCAGGTCTAACCATGCTGTCTCGTTTTGCCAAGGCCTGAGCATCATCAGCCAAACCTCTAGCCTCCGCAGCATGAGTATCTATTAATTTTGATTGTGTTGTGCTTAAAGATTGTTCTGTTCTATCAACTCTTGCAGAAGGCACTTTATCTTCTGTTGTTTGGCTTGCAGCGCCACCCACACCGCCCCCACCTGAACCTCTTCTGCCGTGTGATGATTGATTGTGTGAACCGTGTTTTTCAATTTCAGTTAACTCTTCAACTTGAACCAGGCTTGATTCGCCATCAACGCTTTTAGCCAAAACTAATTGGCAGTTTGGATTTGCAGGGCGGTCTACAAGAGATACTTCAACAATCTGTCCATCAATGATGCGACCATTTGCAGCCTTGGTATCTCTTACAACTCGTGGTGATTTAATCCCAATTGAAAACCCACGCAAAACTCCTGCGTCTACCTTTTTTACTGAAACAGGATCAACAATGTGTGCCATGATGTAATGGCCGTCAGCCTTTGGTTCATATTCTTTGGCAACTCCCGCAGCAATGCTTGAATGTTGTTCTCTGATGTTACCACCGCTCTTAAACCAAGCGGGCATTGCACGATCCAACCAAGCCGCATCGCAAATTTGCTGATCAATGTCTACTGAGTCATCAGTTGCCTTGCCATACACCATTAATGTGCCGTCAGGTTGCTTGTCAGACTTTTCAATACTGAAATACGAGGTGGTTAAATCATTCATTCTTGCTCCTTGACCTTTGTGTGTAACTTTAGCAGTTTTACCCAACAGGAATTGGGAATAGCATAGTGCCTTCGGGGATATCTTCGCTGAAATCAGGAATAACTGGAAGTAAAGCACATCGGCAATTTGGATGGGCTGGAGGTTGGGTATTTCCTGAATTAAAAGTGCCACCAACTGGCACAACTTGCCCTGCGTTCATGGCGCATTTTGGACAAGGGTCGGACACTTCCCACTCCATTTGCCCAATTTGCATTTCTTTGTAACGGTTAATTGTGGCAGCCGACATTGCTCTGTTCTGTTCGGTGATAGCAATGGTTAAAGCCCTCGCAGGACTTGCCACATGGTTTTTAATTAATTTAGCCGCTTGATTGGCTGATAAACCTTGCTCTAAGGCGTCAGCAAGCGCCGTACCAATGTCATTAACAGTTGTGTTTGTTATATCTTTTAATATGATTCCAAAAGAAGCCAGGAAGCGTTGGAAGGCTTTACTTGGTTTTAATAGAAGCGCAGCAGCAAAATCTCCTGGGTTCCAGGTAGACCAATCAATCAAATCATCGTCTGCGGCTTTGCGTTTTTCATAGGCTTCCGCCAGGGCTTCGTTGGCTCCTGCTTCACCAGTCACCCATCCTTCTGCATAAACTCTTTCCATAACACCCATGAAAGCCATCATATTGACTCGAACATTTAACATCACCCAGGCTCTTGCTCTTGCCCGATCCTGCGCACGATTATCTGAAACATTTGGTTGAGTTAAAAGATAACTTGCATAAATTCTTTTAAAGTCACCTGTCTGTGACAAGGCTGCACGGATTTTGACTGCATTTTTGCCAGCCATGCGCCCATCGGCCTTTAAAGGCCCCCAGGTCATGTTAGATAAGCCTTTGCGAGCGCCCTAGCGCTTTCCAAGTCCCCTTCATAAGCACAACGGTTCAAAGCATCGCCAACAATCGGATCTAAGGCTTTAAATTCAAAGAGTCTTGCTCTTTTACCTTTGTTTGCCCATTTCATAAAGGCTTTGACTTCCGTTTTTGTTTCGTTGTCGATCTCTTCTTCTTCCTTTACACCAGGTTCCTCTTTTGGCTTTTGCCCAATTTGTGAAACTGGTTTAACAGGAGTTGCGTTTGGTCCTTCGAGAGCGGGCGCACCAGCAGCCGTTGCTGCGTCAATGATTCCATCAGGGCTGAAAAGATAAGTGGTGCTTCCTGCTTGCAGAATAGGCATGTCTGCTTGTGGTGTATCCAAAAGTGGAAGGCCTAATTCAGATCGGCGTTCGTTGATTGTTTTACCACCTGATGTGATTTCAATCTGACTCTTGCGAGCATTGGCTTCGTTGTCCAAGCGCTTTGAGGTCATTAACTTAAACTCAAGTTCTCGAGGCATACCTAGGTATGTGTACGAGATGTTTGTCAGCATTTTGCTGATCCAATTTACTAATGGTTGGGTTCCGATAGCCTCGGCGCTTTCAGCCCGCCCTTCCTCGAAACCAGCGCCGCCCAGTCCGCCTTTTGGTGAGAAACCAATCTCGGCTGGTTGTACGCCATAGTGACCACATATTGATGTGATCAAATAATCATCAAGCGTGTCTTTAAACTTTTCACCGTAGGCTTCAAATTGAACTGGTGTCATTCCTGCAGGAAGTAAACGCAGACGCTTGCGCTGTTGTGTTTGACCCGCTAGATCATCATTGAATATGTTTTCATAAGCACGAAGCAAATCAGGGTTGGTTCCCCAGTTCTCATCGGTTGTAAACATTAACTCAGGCAGCACCCCATCGGTGTACTCGGCTCTGATCCATTGTTGACGGCGTAAATAAATGTCAGCCAAAGGAAGCGCTCGCTCTGTGGGACTGAAACCATAGGCGGAAGTGGTTCGGCGGTTGCGGATCATGTACTGCAAGTCATCCGATGTAAATTCTCCATCGGCCTTTGGATCATCATCGTTAGCCGTAAATTCTGCACGAGGAAAGCCATAAAGAATTTGTTGGAACGCTGCTGTTGGAGGCATGGGCCGCATACCACGGTCATCTAGGAGTGGTTTAATTGTTGTGCCATCCAAGATCTGCAGCCCATACAGGTCTCCGTTAACTGCACGCTGTGGCCAAACAGCCCAAGCGTCAACTACAAGTATTTCTTCTAAAGCAACCATCAACCAATCAGAGAAAGTAAGACCGTTTGATCGGTCAGGGTTCTCCCAAAAGGTACGCATGCGAGTAATTTCATCGGTGTATTTTTCACGAGCCTTTGCCATTGCCCTAACATGGTCGCCACCTGCGGTTGCTGCAATCTTTTCAGACGCATCTGTTCCAAGGGTGATGTCCCAATCTAAACCTGTGACTTTGTTTTTAATTACCTCAATGCAACGGCGCAAAATATCAATTTGATCAGCGCTCGCTCGTAATGTTTTAAATGGAACCAGCCGTGTTTCGGTGATGTTGATGTTTTGCGCAACTTGAAATTCATAACGGCGTGGATCAGGGCGGCCATCTTCCCGAACAGGGTTAATAGCGCCAGGTGTGATTGGGCTACCAGGTCCAAAAGGAACTCCAGCAAGCCAAGGATTACGAGGCAACGGGGTTGAGTTACCGTAGTTTTGCGCAAGTTGATTTAGCGCATTTAAACGCATCTGTGTCTCTGTTAAAGTCACCGCTCCTGCTGGCAGGTTTGGTCCCTTTTCCACTTGACCTTGCAGTAGTGCCTTTGCGATACGGTCTCTAAGACCCATGTGTATCTCCTTTTACTGCTTAAGCGTGGACCACAACTCTGTATTGGTTGAGGGTTGGAGCCACGGAGAACAACAGCGTGATTGTGTTCG